GAAACCTAAACAATCATCTGAAGATTTTGGTTAATTATTAACTTTGTAATAGGAGGACCAATATGGTAGACATTATAAAATATTACTTAGATGGAGATGACGAAAATGGTGATGATGGAGATGACGAAAATGGTGATGACAAAGCCGATGCTCCATCTGATACTGAAAAATCAGACTCAGACTAGGTAATACAAAAGTTTTGGGAGAGAATTTTGATCCCTTATATTAACAGAAATTTCTTTAGCCAATTATTCGTTAATTAATTCTCTCCTTTGCTTTATTCTTTTTAGTTATGGTAGAATTTAGAAATGACATTAAGATGGATATTAACAGACCAGAGGAATGTCTGGACAAAGCTAAGAAAATTATTACTGATGATAGAAATAAACAGTATGGAAATTACACAAAGAATTTAAAAGTCATATCTAATTTTTGGAAAGTATTTTTAGGAAAAGATATTAGTCCACACGAAGTTGCTTTACTCATGGCACTATTAAAGATAGCAAGGATAAGCACAGGCAAGTTTACACCAGATAGTTACATAGATGCTTGTGGTTATTTATCACTTGCTTATGCTTTAGATAAAAGCAAAACTAAAGATTAATTCTTAACAAACTTACACTTACCCTTTTCATTTACTCCTAGCATAAACACTCCTATCTTTTTTTGTTTGTTAGTTAGTTGTCTACTTCTTGGATATATATAATTATATTCTTTCTTCTTTGTTTTTATTTTAGCTGTTTTGAGTGGCAGGTATTTAACATCTATTAATCTAATGTTAAATGGTTTGAATTTTATTGCTACTATATCTACTGGGCCAACATTGAATCCACGAAAGGGATGCCAATTATTTTCTAATAACCATTTCATCGCAACGTTCTCAGCCCAAAGACCTTTTGTTGCTTTATTCATTAACCCCAAAGATATTCCCACTACTAGGTATAGTAGTTACCTCCAATATTTATACTCTATATAGAATACTTACCCACAAATGAATGTCAAACTGTGGATAACTTTTTCTTTTTTCTCTTTTTCTTTTTAGTTTTATATTGTTGAACAGGGTACATTATTTACAACTCCAATATATTATACATATAGATATTAATATTAATGTTACTAAAAATATATATGCACCTACATCCATTAGTGTAATGTTCCTTCTGTAATTGGATTGTCTAAATCATTGACAGATAAAGCAATAAATCTTTTGACTTGTTCCCTAGTTGTAAAACCATTAACTTCTATGAACAAAGTGTATTTATTTTTTTTCTTTTTTATCAGATTGAAAATAGGTTTTAATGGTAATCTACTACCAAGAAAACACTCTTCCATTTCCTCTAACTCTCTTATTATATCTTGTTTTTTTTTTGTCATTTATTTCAAAAATTTCTTTGCTATATTAATCCCAAAGCTGCCAGCAATTATCACAAGTAATGCCCAAGAAAACCATTCAGGCACATCGGTATTTAATATTACCCATCCCTTAATTAAGTATGGCTGGACTGGTGGAAAAAAATGTAGACAGAAAATTCCTGTAAATAATAAACAAAGGTACTCATCCTTCCAAGAAGTTTCACTAGCTCTTTGAGCAGAAGCTGCCCAGTCTAATTCTGCTTTTCTTTCAACCTTCTTTCTTTCACCATAATGTTTAATGCCTGACATTACAGTTGAACCCACAGTTTTAATTAATAAAGACCAGATCATTTGAATATCCTTATAGCTAAATAAATAAATCCTAGTAGTGAAGTAACAACAGCTAATGCTCTTATACTTCCAGAACCTGCAGCTAATTGTTTTTCTATTCCTTGAATTGCTTTAGTATTTTCTTTTGATTTGTTTTCCAGTCTTGCTAGTGAAGATTTGATTTCTTTATATCTTTGTGAGCAAATATCTTCATGGTCTTTAAGAGTACTGGACATTATCTTTTATCTGGTGTAGTTCCATGTGGTCCAGTATGACCAGGAAGTTTGCCACTCTTTCTAATAGTTATAATATCTTTTACTAGTCTTTTTATTTTTTTTATATTTATCATATTATTTTATATCCATGGAAACTCCTCATAATTCTTTTTGTTAAGTTCTTCTTTCTTAATTTTTTTAGGATTAACTGGGTACAGATAAATAGTAGACTGACTATCAGTACAAGTTGCTACCTTCCAGTCATACTGAAAATCAAATTTCTTAATCTGTTCTATTGTTTGTTTTGGTTGGTCATTGATACATTCATCCATAGAATTATATTGTTGATCCATTTGGAAAAACACTACATCAGTAGGATTCTCTAAACCATACTGAGAGATGTGAACAAATACTACAAACATAAACCATTTCATTAATTACTCCTTTGGTTCTTTCCATACAGAATGTTTTAATTCTTTAGTTTCTTCATCTCTTTCCATAAGTTTTTCATAATCAGATACTTTATAATCTTGAGGAATATCTCGTAGATTTTGTCGCCAAGTTTTAAATTCTTCTGATAAGTCTTCTCCTTGTTCGATAGCTTTAATAATTTTCCAATCTGTTTGATTTAATAAACCATCTCTGTTATTTCTTATTTGTTCTAATGTTCTCTCATCAGCAGAATCTTTCCAAGCTTTTCTGCTAGTAGCAATTTCCTTTGCTTCATCTTCTGTTACTAGATGTAAAACACCATTTACAGATTTCGGTGCAATTTTTTCTCCATCATAAGTTACCCAGTTTTTTTCAGATTTGTCTATTTTATAAGTCATATCTAAGATCTTTTCACTCCATATAAACTATACTTACCTTCTTCTAAATTTGCTGTGAAGCCACCAGATCCAAATAATACTGCATTATCCTGTGCTAATGTATTATTCAGTCCTGAGTGCATTGTTACTTGTCTTAATCCAGAAGCATTAACAACCATTGAATTTGCAAATATTGTTGTTTGATAAGCTGAACTCATTGGATTACACAACCAAATTTGTCCTTGTGAATATTCATTAGTTTCATTACCAGCAGCTTCTGAAATTTTCATATAAGTTCGAGTATCATTGTTTTCATTACCAACACCACCAGCTCCTACAACAAATCCATCTGAATAACCAGTAGACCAACTAGAACCATCATCAGAAGATACTCTCATATCAGCACTTACTTGTGTTGCAGATCTCATCTGCCATACAATAAGGTAAGTATCATAAGTAGTTGTAATATAAGTGCTATCCCAAGAAAAATTTGATATTGCACTTGTAAAGTCTTGTGTTATTAAATGAACAAAAGTTCCTGTTGCTGCTGCAGCAGCTTTAATTAATCCACCACTTCTGCCTAAATTGTCGCCTATTATTCCACTCATATTTTTATCCTTCTATAATGTTTGATCTAAATAAGTTACAACTACATCAAGATCTCCAGCCGAAGCTATGATAGATAAATGATCTAAACCTTCTAAAACAATTCTATCATTGTGAACAAAAGTTTCTTTTGCACCAATCGCCTGGTCTTTATAAATATAATAATCTGTTCCACCACCACCATCATCTACATATAGGTCAAAAGTTTCTGCTGCTCCTGCTGTTTCACAAATCGTAATTGATAAAACAGTATAAGTATGTCCACCAACACCATTTATCAATTCTCTTTCTGAATTTGTAACAGTTGCTGTTAATGATACTTTTAGTACTTCACTTGCCATTGTTTGTTTCCTCCGTTAATAATAATATAATAATTCATAATTTAAAATCCTAGTACTAATGCCTTTCCTGTACTTGTTATAGTTGGGTGCATACTATCATTAAAAGATACTGCACCTGAAGCTACTGTAAATTCTTGTGTAAGAAAACTCGCTACTCCTTTATTGCTAGTTGTTGCCAGTTCACCAGTAATAGTTACTGTATCTGTACTTGTTACTGCAGTATCAATACCTTCTCCAGCAGCAACAACCAATGTATTTCCGTCTGCTATGGTTTGAGTTGCTGAACCATCTGATAAAATAAAATTATCCATAGCACCAGAACCATCAGTTCCAGATTGAACAAATTGTACTCCTACTCCATCGTCATCTGAAAATGAACCAGCAGAAACAACATGTGCTACTGGTACTTTCGTATAGCCAGAAGCATCTGTTACAGTTCCGTTTACTTTGAAAATTGCATATGTAGAATTTGCTCCTTCTTTTGCAATATGAACATAACCTTTTGCAGTCGTATTGGTTACATTATCCCAACTTTGAACAAAAGCAGAAATATCTGCACTTGCATCATCTGCATCATCCACATATAAGACAGTTGCACTTGCTATCGTTGCGTGATTCCAAGCTATTTTTCCTGCTCCATTATCTGCATCCGATGTGGAATTATCCCAAGTCATAGCTAGACCAGCAGTTCCTGCTGTGCTGCCAGTTGGGCCTGTTGTTCCAGTTGTTCCTTTATCGCCTTGCCTTGTAAAGTGTACTGATAAACTATCTGCTGCAGAAAAAGTATTATTCGATGCTATATGAGTTACTACTAATGTATTAAATCCTGAACCATCTGTTGAGCTTCCTGTTATAGAAAATCTTGCGTATGTTGTATGATCGTTAATATCAACAATATGTAAATATCCTTTTATTGTAGATGAACTATCATCCCAAGTTAAAACATCTGTTACAGTATTTACTGAATTTTGGTCTACATCATCTATATAAATTGCTGTTGCCGAAGCATAAGTACCATTATTAAATGCTATTTCTCCAGCACCAGGATCAGTTGAACTTGTACCTGTATCAAATTTATAAAAATAACCAGGTGAAGCACCTGCATTACCATTCCTGGTAAAATGAATAGACAATTCATCGGCTGCTGAAAAAGTATTGTTTGATGCTAAATGAACAACTGTAATTTTATTATAACCTGAAGCATCCGTAACTGCAGCAGTAATTTTAAATCTTGCGTATGTTGTTGGATCATTAATATCAACGATGTGTAAAAATCCTTTTATAGTTTCTGTTGAATCACCCCAAGTTTCCGTATCTGCTTGTGTTGATACTGAATTTTGGTCGACATCATCAATATAAATTACTGTCGCACTTGCATACGTTCCATTATTGAAAGCTATATCACCTGCTCCTGGATCTGTGTCTGAAGTTCCAGTATCAAATTTATAATAGTAGCCAGGTATTGCTCCATCTTCTCCACTTGCAGTAAAAGATAAATAAATTGAATCTTCATCTGTAAATGAACCTGCTCCATCAATATAGACAAGTGGAATTTTTGTGTAGCCACTTGCGTTTGTAACTGCAGCATTAACTTTATAAACAGCCCATATAGCAAGAGTACCAGCTTTATGTATTCTTATTCTTCCTCTATTAGTAGCATTGCCAGTTACATCATCAAAACTTTGCAGCCAAGCAGACGCATCTGTGCCGAGTGCATCTAAATCATCTACATAAGCGATTGTTGCACTTGCTAAAGTTGTATTGTTAAAACGGATAATACCACTTCCTGGATCAGAGTCTGTAGTAGTTGTACTATATGTAAACTGAGTTGTATCACCTCCAGCAGGATTGAATGTTGTTGTAGTTGTAAGAGATGTACCATCAGAACTAGATCCTAAAACTTTATCTGCTCTGCTAGCTGCAGAGTCTGTAAATTCTGGTGTGGTTAAATCTGTTAATGTTTCTGATGCTTTTAAACATCTGCTTAATTCTTCATTTTGTTGGATAACCATGTGGACTATTTTATCTAATCCGTCTTCATGGCTTTCTGCAGGAAATGGATCGTTAGCTACATAATCTGTTCCTTGTGCTAAACTAATATTCCTTTTAATAATTATAGTTTCTGTTGTTAGTGGATTGTTTCCAGAAGTAAATACTACATTACCTCCAGCATCTTCACCTACACCTGTTACAGTATAATGAGTCGTTAATGATTTTGTAGTTTCCACACCTGATGCTGTGGTTCTAATAATTACTTTGATTTCTGAGTTAGCAAATACTTTGAAGTTATATGCAAACGTAGATGTACCGTCAGTTCCATTCGATGATGTTCCTGTAAACGATACTTTTGTATTAGTTGATGATACTGTCATTGGCCGATTATCCGTTAGTTATATATTTAGTGTCTATCCTCCCCTAATTAAATGCCTTAGCTTGTGATTTTTTGGTGAACTAAAAACTATGCTT